GATGCACTGGCCATGGAACAGCAACCGCGTGGTTCTGAAATGCCGACGCCGGAGCCAGAGGTCGGCCTGTTTGATCAGGTAAAAAATACTGTAACCAGTGCCTATGACGATTATTTAAAGCTAGGCGAAAAGACACGCCAAGGCATGCCAGAGGGCGCCAATAATCTTTTGACAGCTACCATGCAAGAATACTTAGGCGCTGTGCAGGGTACGTCGCCAGTGTTGCGCGGTATTGGAGAAAAGCCTGGGAGCTACAACAGACCTATGGTCGGCACCGTAGTGCCAGCGCGTGTTGCAGAATATTTGCCGCCCGGTGCAGAAAATGACGAGTTCGTTGTTGTTAGTGAAGGCGGTGTTGTGCGGCGTGTCAATGAGTTCGGGGACGGCAACCATGTGATGCTGCGCGATGAGGATGCTCCTGGCAAACCGCTTATGTTGTTTCAGCGCACGCCAGACACTGATGAGACCGCCGGTAGTTTTGGGCGCTTGCTGGGTTTGGGTATGGCCGGTGATGTAACGGTAGCCGGTGGCCAGAAGCTGGCACAGGCAGCAATGTCATTTAGCAGAGGCCGTGTTGGATCGCCAGGTACGTTGGCGGCTGGTGGTGTGACGGATACAACAGAGCTTAGAGACAATGTTGATGAGGGTCTGAATAGACTCGCACAGGTGGGGCAGGTTGATAATGTAAAGCGTCGAACCCTTGCCGACCTGCATGAAAGAATCCCACCAGAAACACGGGTGGCGAAAGACCATATCCCTGGTGAAACGATGCAGCCGGTTTCCGGGGGTCGGTTTTCTGACCTCGACTTAAACGCTCCAGGGGCGGGGTTCACCGGGACACAAGGTGACCTGGACCGTTTGTGGAGAGAAAGTGTGTCAGAAAGTGGCGCTGTGGCGGGGAAAACGGTTGCGCGGCTGGGCATGTCCCCCAGGCAACTGGAGTTTTGGGATGATGCTCTGAGGTTATCTGCTAGGGGCCGATATTGGTATGAAGTATCAACCGAATCTTTTAAAGACTTGCTGCCTGATTTATCTCCAGACGAATTGAAGAAATTTATATCCGTTGTCGCAGCAACGTCTCCGGTGGCAAATCCGTTTCAGAATATGCAACGAACAGTTGCTGCATTCTCCGCATATTTAAGAGGGGTGCCGATCGACAGCGATTTGGTCATTCCTCGCGCTGTTAGAGATGCGCTTGAAACAGGTGACCTTGAGGGACTCAAGACAGGATCGTTCGGCGGTACGATGCAATTTATAGACGGTCTTACTGATGTCGCACCATTGTCAACTAATGACCGGCAAGTTGCATCTGCATTTGGGGTTAGTGGAGATGATATTGCAGGCAATCCAGAACTGTACGAAGTGTTGAGCCGGTTTTATACAAAAATGCGAGATGATTTGAACGCCAAATTGCCACCAGGTGCGGAACCCTATGAGACGTGGCAGTTGCAGGCATTAGGGTGGATTCAAGAGCGCACTCTATCGGGAAATCCCTTTAACGATGACTACTTGGATGCGCTCACAAAAATAGACCCAAGTGCGTCTATAGACCGCAAAAGTGTCTTGCAGTTACTACAAGAGGGCGGCGTTAATGTGCCTGGGGGAATAATCACAAGGGACGTTCTGATGGACCCAAGGGTCACAGATATCCTTTCCCCAACAACACCGCCATTTAGAGAAGCGCCTATTGCGACGATTGAGGTCAACACTGTGCAGACAATGGCTGGGGCGAGGGCTTCAGACTTGTTGCAGAAGGCGGTTGAGCAAGGAGATGATGTCGCCGTCAGTGAATTTAACAAAATGACTACGGGTGCTCTTTACAAAGCGTCGAGAGGAACAACCTCCCCATTTTCTCCAATGATCTCCGCTGTCATCGGAAAAAAGATAAAGGCGTCACGGATCGAAGTGCCAACGTCTGACCGCCCGTTCGATGTTGCTGGAACTTATAAAGGACAGATGTCTCCGAATATTAGGGTGCCACTGCAAGGTTTAAGCAATGATGACATCAATGTGGTTATGGCTGGGATGGCGAAAGCGTGGAAACAAGAAGGCGTTCCGGCAACTAGATTTACGACTACAACTATGGAAGCACCGCCCGTCGAAGGCTCGATACGAACCTATTCAGTTTTTATTCAGACGACTGATGACGTGGCAGGCGACACTTGGCTTAAGTTCGCGGATGCTTTGCCAGAAGTAAACGAGATTTCCGTCAGGCGAGTGCCAAACGGCTACGTTTTGAACGTCCACCCCGACTACGAAAAACGGGTTGGGCCTGCTACAGATGCTGTTGAAAATGCGATTGATGCTTTAGGCTATCCAGCAGATAAAGTAGACATTGTGCCTAGTGATGTAGTAGATTTCTCCTATGAGACCCTGGATGGTGCCGACGATACCATTAACGCTTGGAAACAGAGGATCAGAAAAAATGCCATCGAAACAATCACAGCCAAATCAGGACTTGACGCAGATGCCGCAGGCCGATTCTTCGACGGCGACAACGGGGCAATTCAAAAAATACCGAGTGGCAGACGAAAGCAGGCTGAGAGAATTAGGACTCTGGGGCAACGACGAGTTAGTGATTTCAACAAGGCCGTCGAACAAGCCCAAGGCCTCGGAGGCTCCCTAGCGGAAGGTCAACGTAAATGGGCTGAAAAATTTGGCCCACGCCTCGAAGGCACGACTAAACCAGAATTAGTAAAAAGCACACCAGCCGTCGAGCGGTTTCTTGCGAACCCGCAAGGACGACCTATGCCTGTGACGGAGCGCCCTTAAATGGCAACTGAACCTTTCGCCCTACAACCAACAGAAACCCCGGTCCCGCAAGAGCCGGGGTTTTTTGATGGCAGTGCGCAAATGCCATCAATAGATCAGCCGATGCCTTTGGCGCAACCAGATCCAATGGCACCGCAGCCGACAGCCCCAGAACCACAAGAAGTGCAAGTTGCTGGGATGATGACAACAAAGCTGTTGAAAGGAGGTGCGGAGGTTGTCGGTGATCTGCTTGACAGGCTTAACAATTTTGGATTCGACGCAAAGAAACAGCGGGGACCGCAAAGGGACAATGTTGAGCGCCAGTTGGGCGACGAAAAGGCTGACATAATTGATAACGTGATTGTCGTCAGAGAGGCAACCGAAGCGGACATAAAGGAATTTAACGAACTTACCGGCAAGACGAGCGGCGTACCCTCACCTTCTGCCGGTCAACAAGCCGCAGGCATTCCCGTCGCTGATGTAAATCTGGAACGGATCGAAAGCCCAGACGACATAAAAGAAACCATCGACAAGATGGCGCAGCTACATAAAACAAAAGGTCCGGTGACGCATGAAAGCGTGATTGAGGACGCCAAGGCGCACGGCTTGGAAGACGTGGTCGAGAAACTACTGAAGCGCCGAGAAGGCGATGCAATAAATTTTAAAACGGCAGAGATACATAAGGCACTCCAAGCCATCACAAGTTCTGCGTTGCAGTTGAACCGACTTGCTGAAGCGGCGGCAGATGTAAATGCTGGCCCCCTCGACTTGGTAAAATTCCGACAGCACTTCGCATTTCACGCCGCCTTGCAATCATCCATGCAGGGTCTGCAAGCAGACGTGGGGCGCGCATTAGGTATTTTTAAAATTCCACGCGGCCCATCGGGAATACAGGCCGACAACCTTGGCGCAATGTTGCAAGACTTGGGCGGCGAAAAAAGCGTCCAGGACATGGCAAAGCATTATCTGGCAATGCCAACGCAGGCGATGAAAAATAAATTTTCTGCAAAGGGTTTTATCGCACGCACATCAGACATGTGGTACGAAGTTTGGATCAACGGGATTTTGTCCGGCGTACAAACGCAAGTTGTAAACTTAACAGGCAACGGGCTGTTTGCCTTTCTACAACCTTTTGAGCGCCTTGGCGCCGGTGCCATTGGTTCGGTTAGACGCGCATTAGGAACCGACCAGGAAACGGTCTTCGCTGGCGAGGCTGTGGACATGGCGATGACATGGCTGTCTGCCAGCATCGATGGCGCCCGTCTTGCTGGTCAGGCGTTTTGGCGTGATCAACCAATGTTCGACGCGCTTGGCAAAATTGAAAATGCCGGTATGCAGGCAATTACCGCAAAAAATGCTGGCGTCACGACGCAACCCTTTGCTGGAATGATTGACTATTTGGGCAAGGGCATACGGATGCCTGGTCGGCTATTAATGGCCGGAGACGAGTTTTTTAAAGCCTTTAACTATCGTGTGGAACTGGCTGCGCAGGCCGGACGCAAGCGCAGACAAATGGAGTTGGACGGCGCGACTAATGAAGAAATAGACGATGCGGTCAACGGCATATTCGCTGACCCGCCCGAAGACATACACGGTCGCGCAGAAGAGATGGCGCGCATTAACACATTTACAAATGCGACAGATGGCGGCTTTGCGTTAGCGCGCAAGGCCATGATGAAAGTTCCGGGCGGTCGCTATGTTATGCCGTTCTTTCGGGTCATCTACAACGTCACCAGTGGCGTTGTAGACAGATCACCTCTAGGATTCGTTAAGGCTATGAGGGCCACCGATCCGATCGAGCGTGACCTTGCTATTTCAAAGGCGACTATGGGGTCGGCCATGGCAGGGGGAGCCGCGTATTGGGCGTCACAGGGTCAATTAACTGGCACGGGTCCGGCAAATTACGAACTACGGAAGCAATTGGAGGATATTGGCTGGAAGCAGTATTCGATTGTCCGACCTAAGGTTGACAACCCGCGCAGTATTTATATTGGGCAAATGCGCATACTACATCCCGACGACGTAGATTACATTAGTTACCACCGCATGGAGCCGATTAGCATGTTGCTGGCGATCGCCGCCGATGCAACACAGCGTCTTAGTTATCCAGACACAAGCTCTGAAGATGCCGACAACATTGCCCTGCAAATAACAGATGTGGCTTTTGAATATTTGAAAGATCAGTCGTTTCTCGCAAGTTTTGCGATGCTGGCAGAGGCGTTGTCCCAAGGCCCAAAAGGCAATCAAGGGTTTTTGTCCGGCATGATCAGTTCCCAAATGCCATACAGTTCTCTCTTAAACAGCGTTGCGTCGGTGATGAAGGGAACAGAAGTTGACGGCAAATTTGTTCCAGATCCGCTCGAAAACACGGCAACCAACCCAAGGGAGCCTGCGGTCTTACGAGAGCTTTATGCTGGTCTCCGTCGTATGGATCAGCGCACGCCGATTAATCTAGGCACGAACGTCGAAAACTTACCCGATCGCCGCAACAGATTTTATGAGCCGATGTATCGAAAGAAAGTGCGCGTGGTCGATCACGTTTTGCCGCCATGGGTGCAGACTATTGTCGGGCTTGATCCAGAGAAGATTAAAGCTGACCCAGTGAAGCTGGAAATCTTGAGGGTGGGTGTTCCGATGAACGAACCAGCAAAAGCTATAAAGGGTGTCAAACTAAGTCCACAGGAACGCGACGAAGTTAACAGGCTCGTCAATTTCGGTGTCGGCGAACAGTCTATGTATGAAGAAATCAAAGAATTGATTGCTACAAAATTTTACCAAGAGGCCAGCATCGTCGAAAAACGAAACGCAATTGACGCAATTGAGAGCTACCGCACGCAAGACGCAATAGAACTGATAAGGCAAGACCAAAAGTATTTCGACCTGGATTCAAAAATTAGAGAGAGAGAACAAATCTTAGGCAGCAAGGTACAAATCAGATGACCGTTACATCCACAACCATCACCAATGCGTTTACTGGCAACGGATCGACCACCAGCTTCGCGACCACGTTTCCGTTCCAGGGGACAGGAAGCACGGCTGAATTGGAGGTCATCCAGCGGACAATTGCGACAGGCGCAGAAACAACACTATCATACACCACGCATTACACAGTTACTGGGGGCAACGGCAGCACGGGAACAGTCGTCGCGGCCTCTGCCCCGGCTGATACAGTGCAATGGCATGTGCGGCGAAAGACGACACAGACCCAGACCACCGACTACATCAGCAATGACCCCTTCCCCGCCGACACGCACGAACTGGCGCTCGATCGCTTGGCGATGGTCCAACAGGAACAGCAAGCCGACATAGACAAGACGACCAAGTTCCCGGACACCTACACTGGCGGCGCCAGCCCCGCACTGCCAGAGCCAAGTGCATCTAAATTGCTGGCGTGGAATAGCGACGCCGACGCAATCGAAAACACCACCGGCAAAGTTGTAAGTACGACCGTTTCAGTCGGCACACTAACCGCCGGAGCCAGCGCCACGGCATCTGTTAGCTACACAGACAGCACGGGAGCACTTGCATTTACACTTGGCATCCCTCGCGGCGATACGGGGGCAACTGGCGCAACGGGTGAAGCATCAATTGCTGATGTCACCAGTTTAGCAATCGCTTTGGGATAATAGGAGCAAACCATGGCAAACACTTTCAAAGTCGCAACCCGCGCTTCTGTTGACCACAGCAGCGCAGATACAATTTACACAGTTCCTTCAAGTACGACCACAATCATATTGGGGATGACAATCTGCAACCGTCATAGTTCAGCTACAGACGTTGACGTAATACTCGTATCGGACACAGCCGGTGGTAACCCTAACACTAACGGCAATGTTTTTTTGTTAAAAGATACGTCAATACCAGCGGGTAGCACGTTGGAGGTTTTCGCCGGTCAAAAGATTGTTTTGCAGACAACCGACAGCATTACCGCGCAAGCGGCGGCGAATGATTACATCGACATCTCAATGTCATTTATGGAGATAACCTGATGCCTTTCCTGGGCAAGGAGCCAGCCTTTGATCTGGCGTCATCTTCTGACTTGGGAGACAACATCGTCAGCGGTGATAAAATCGCAATGGGATCTGATGCGGCTGGTGACCTTCTTTATTATAATGGGACGGATTACGTCAGACTTGCCAAAGGAACGTCCGGTCATTTTCTAAGTCAGGGCGGTAGTAACGCCCCTGTGTGGGCAGCGTCTGGTGGCGCCTGGAGTTTTATTAACACGACCACTTTTTCGGGCGCATCTAACTACACCTTCACTGCATTCGATGCGTCTGCTTACGATGCTTATCTTTTTTTGCTGGTGAATGTGATTCCGGTCACCGATGGCGTGTACCTCAATATGTACACCTCCACGGATGGCGGTTCTAATTATGACAGTGGGTCAACGGATTATAACTGGGTGTTTAATAGCAGCACGATAAACAACTCAGACAGTGGCGTAGACGGTGACATAGATGCGGATGACAGCGTTATAAAACTTACTGGCGATACATCAGGGGCGGCTAACCAAATTGGTAGCGGCAGCGTCGAACACGGCGTCTCGGGTCAAATTTGGCTATACGATCCCGCCAGCACTAAAAACACTCACGGCACCTACGACTTGATGTACCAGTCAGCCACTCCCGAAAGCGTGGTGCAGATAGCTAAAGGCGGCTTTGCCCGCATGAGCGCCGCCGATGTCGACGCAATCAAAATTGAGTTTACCTCATCGTCTAACATCGAGACCGGCCAAATAAACGCATACGGGTTGGCAAATGCCTAATCCAAATACCCAAAAAAATTACAAGAGGTTGCCATGCCATTCTTAGGAAAATCACCTTCGCGGGGACCAATTGGTACAGACAATATTGAAGCTAATGCCATTACTTTAGCTAAAATGGCGGTTGGAACTGATGGGCAAATCATAACCTACGACGCCAGCGGCAATCCAAGCGCGGTTGGCCCTGGAACGGATGGGCAGGTTTTGACCAGTACCGGGGCCGGAAGCCCTCCGGCGTTTGAGGCTATTGCGGGTGGTGGTTTTGAATTTGTTTCAAGCACGACTGTAAGTGGCGCATCGATTGAATGGGAGACTTTGTCAGGCAACTATGATTACAGGCTCCAATTCCGAAACGTGACGTTAGCGGCAGACGCACAATTAATCATGCAATTTGGCACCGGCGGAACACCGACCTACGCCACGGCTAATTATCAAACGCAGTATGCGAGGTTTGAACAATCGTCCGCAGGGTATGCGGGCAATGATGGATCGGGACAAGCGCATATTACTTTAGGCGCGAGTCAAAACGGATCAACGCCCCGCAGCGGTTACGTTGAAGTTTATGATTTAGCTAATGCGTCTGTGTTTACTTCAGTCTGGGGAATTTTAAACAGCGAAAACAACGGCGGCACAGAATTGCTAGACATTTTTGGTGGTCGATTAGAAACAGCGCAAGCTGACAATGCAATCAAACTGGATGAAACTGCCGGGACAACTTTTAACGGCGGCAGTATTGCTTTGTTTAGAAGAGCAAACGCATAGGAGCGAAACATGCCAAGAGAAGATTTTACCCACAAGATGGTCAATGGGGTCAGAGTAGACCTCGACCCTAACAGTGCCGAGGTCGATGCCTTGGTGAAGGCCGAAGAGGATTGGGCCGCTGGCGCAGCCGCACGGGCTTGGGCGGCTCTTAGGTCAGAACGAGACAATAAACTAGCGGCTACAGATTGGATGGCTGGCTCAGATTTGACCTTGGCTGACAATTGGAAATCGTATCGGAAAGCTCTGCGCGACTTGCCCGAGGCGTATGACGATACGACCGTTCAAGGCGAAATCACATGGCCCTCCAAGCCGTCATAACCCGCACCCTTGCCCCCCTAACAGTCGCCCTAGTGGCGGCTTTTTTTGTGCCTGCCGATAGGAGGTAGACATGGACCCTGCCACAATCGGATTGGCCATTGCCGGAACGCGCGCCCTAGTTAAGTCAGCGCGTGGAATTAAGGACATAAGTCAAGGGTTGGACGACCTGTTCAAAGCGCAAGAGGACCAAGCGAACTCTAAGAAAAAGGGCCAGCCGAAAACGCGCACGCAACAAATTGTTAATATGCGCGCCAAAGAAGGCGACGAGGCTTTCGATGATGAAACCTCGATGGGGACCGTTGTTTCTGATGTGCTTGAACAGAAACAACTCGAAATGAACATGAAGGCGCTGGAAAAAGAGATCGACGCCAAATGGGGCCGTGGCACGTGGAAGGACATAATCGCAGAGAGAGAGACTCGCGTAGAAAAGAAGAAACACGCCAAGGAGGCCCGCAAACGCAAAGCGGAAGAAGATAAAGAGTTTTGGCACAAGGTGCTAATCGAAACTGGAAAAGCGTGCGTGCTTATAATCAGTCTTGGTGCGCTGGCAGGTTTTCTTTATTGGGCTTTTCAGCACGGCGGTAAGTGATGGAACTCACAGCTACCCATCTGATCCAAGGCTTGATCATGCTGGCTACAATTGTCAGCGGTTACGCCATCGTCAGAAACAATCTCTCCAGGGTAATGGAAGACCTCGAAAATTTCCATTCGGCCTTCGATAAATTTAAATCAAATTTTGATGCGCGGCTGGACGACGCTGAGAGCCAGCGCGCAGTGTTCGACAGTCAGATCAGTGTCTTGAAAGATATAAATTCAGTGGCTGCGCTCGAATCTCGAAATCGCGAAATTGCCACAATGCAAGCCGAGTTACGGGTGCTTCGACAGATGTGTGATCACCTCCAAGAACTCCATAACTCCGTCCATCCCCCAGTAAGAGATTAGGAGCCGCCCATGCTATCGATCGTCGGCAGTGTCCTGGGCCTCGTCACATCCGTTGGTCCCGGAATGTTTAACAAATGGATGGATGCCAAACAGGACGCCAGAGACAAACAACACGAGCTTACTATGCAGGCGCAGCTTGCCGCTGATAAACGGGACGAGGCAATCATCACCTCGATCGGTGAACAGAACGTCGCTGTTCAACAGACAGCACAAGCAGAGATGCAAAACGCCTCGCAATGGACGGTCAACTACGCAGCGTCGGTGCGTCCAACTATCACCTATTGCGTGTTCGTACTTTTCCTACTTCTGCACCTCGCCGTGTTTATGGGCTGGATAAGTGCAGAGCAATACACCGTGCTCATGGCTGGCGGCGCCTTGGATGGGATTTTCAGTACCGTGATTATGTTCTGGTTCGGGGCCAGGTTGACCAGCAAATGGAGCAAGTAAGGTGCAATGATGAAGGTCTCGCGCTTATTAAGTCTTTTGAGGGCTTGCACGATGGAGATAAAAGCACGGCCCTTCTCGAACCTGTGCGGTGTCCCGCTGGCCTTCCTTCTTTGGCTTGGGGTTCAATCTATGGCCTTGATGGTAATCGCGTTACTATTCATCATCGGGCTATTACTCTCGACGAAGCCGAAACACTTTTTCTACGAGACATCAAGAGAACTGAGTCTCAGCTTGCTAGATTGGTTCGAGTCAAGTTATCGGAGAATCAGTGGTCGGCTCTAACATCGTTTACCTACAACGTAGGCAGTGGAAATTTTCAAGCCAGTACGCTGAGATCCTGTCTTAACCGTGGGCAGTTTCAAAGGGCGGCAGACGAATTTCCCAAGTGGCGTCGCGCATCTGGTCGCATACTTACAGGGCTGGTCCGGCGCCGTGCGGCAGAACGCGCCCTGTTTTTAGCCTAACAGCCAGCTAATTATTAGGTATAGAACTTCGCCCATCATCCCTCTCCATCACCTTATCTATCATAACCGCATACGACTGTGCCACCTTTGGCGCATAAAACTCACTGTTGTCGGCATGGTGCGGATTGGCGCGATAGAAACGGTCCCACTCTTCCTTGTCCTTGATCCAGATCCTGACGGACGCCAGCTTGTCCCGTAATGCGTCGACCTCTGGGTGATTGTCGTTCGACGGCAATTGCAGGGACCGCGCCTCATAGTCGGTCTTGAGCAACAACCCGCGGCTGATCAAACGGCCCAGCATGGCATGGACGCTGGATCGCGACTTTATGTGCGTGGCTTGGCTTATTTCAGCAAGCGACGGGCTGTAGCCATTGTCGTTGATAAACGTGGTGATAAAGTCCAACACGATTTTTTGTTTCGGTGTAATCCCGTCGCTCATTCTCCGACCTCCTTCGCCTTGGCACTTAAATATTTAATCAATTTTTTATAGGCATCCCCCGTCAGCTTGTGACGTTCTGCGTCGTCTTTTTCCATGATTTCCAGCATCTCATCATTTAGTTTTTTATACTCAGAAATGTCATGGCGGCGTTCCTTATATGTACGTTCACCATCGTCGCTTATCGCATTGATTTCAGTCAAAAATTGGCTGTAAAACTCCCCCCAACCATTGATGTAAAGAACCTCGCCATCTGACAGGGTCATATTAATCGCGATTTCTGCGATATCCTCTGTATGGCCCTCAGAGGCTTCTGGAGTGACATCTATAGTATTTGGCACCTCCGCATCATCTGGCACCTCTATCGACTCTGTGTGCGCCTTTACGGCTGGCAATTTTTCCTCAACAGTCGGCGCGATGGCATCGAGCGGGTTGGACGGTGTAACATCCTTCATAGAAACGTCGGTCTGTTCTTCTGCCACAGATATGCCAGCAATCGCGTCGGGAAACGCATCCCGGATGGCGAAGCTGCGTGCGCGCATCTGAAGCATACGCTTTGGATATTGCGTCCATGGTCCAGGCTTGTTCCACAGTTTGGCCCGTTGGGCGTCTCCCTGCGAAAAGCTACGTTCTGTAGCAACCTCTCTCCCCTTGACCAATCTGACAATTCGACACGTTGCGATGATGTCGCCATCGGGCCGCGCAATCGTCTCCTCATGCCCTCCATATTCGGGATGGCCCGTGACCAGAGCCAATAAACTATCACCATATATCGATGGCTTGCCATTAATCACAGCGATGTTTTGGAGCGCCGCCAACGGTGGCAGACCAACTTCAGATCCCCACTGAACCGCAACTAATATGTCCGCTGGCTTGCCCTGGAAGGCTTTTGGCACCATGGATGACTGCGCCATGGTTTCACTAAATTGCATGGCGCCCTCGAACGTGGTCGGGGTCAGCATTCCTTGTGTCATGCGGCATCCTTTCGACGCTTGATGGTTACAGTTTTGGCGCGCTCTGTACGGGCGGGTGTCGCTGGCACCAGCTTCTCTGGTTTCGCTTTGATGTTGCGCGTCCCCCAGCTTATTTCGAAGTCCCCTGCCCTCGCCTTCCCATGGTTACCCATGTACGCTTGCAGATGCAGATTGGCTTTCTCGATGAGTTCGTCAAAATTCTTTTTGCCAATCTTGGCCGTCTCAATCGCCTCTGCGGCCTTGGCGCAATCATCGTCTAATATCAGTGGCACCTCGCCGCCGTCACTTTCCGGGTAGATAATGCGGGGGTCTGACAAGTGTTCAATGTCGTACCAATCCGGCCCACCGTCTGCGTGAAGTCGTCGATCAAAATCGACAACGGCATCGGCAATTGCCGCCTGTGTTGCGGGGTGCGCCTCGAACAAAAAGATGCGCAACTCGATCCCACGATACAGGACACAGACCGCTCCCCATTTAAGGCCGCAGCACATCATCTGTGCCTGTGCCTGGATGGGTCCACGGTGCAGGGCTGGGGTGTCCTCTGGCATCATGCTTGTGACCTTGGCTTCAAGAATGCCGTCGCCATCCAACACAATACTATCAGCGCCAATCACATAAATGCCCTTGGATGGGTCAGTAACAATGGTCTGTCCACTGCCCTCCCCAGCACCGTCCAGGCTTGCCGCCAGTGGCAGTTCTGGATGATGCTTCGCGGTATTTATATTGCAGTCATAGTTGACCAGACGAAGACGCTTTGCGGCCTCTGGCAAGATGACCGGCTCTAGCCGATCACCCCACCCGGTTGCCTCATTGCCTTGGAATGCTGGATCGATGCCTTGCATGGCTTCAAACTTTTCTTTTAGCTCCTCATTTTTAGTTTTGTACGGGTGCTCTTTGAGCAAAAGCACAGGAGTCATGGACGCAGATGCTTTGTCGTTTGGTGTTAATTTTCCTACCATTGTTGATACCCTCCTATCCCTGACGTATGCGTTCTTGACCAATGGTACTTTTACGGAAGACGTATTGATCACCCCCCATGCTTGAAGGCACCTTTTGGTCAAGTTGGATGATCTGTCCGGTGCGCTTTAACTCCGTAAAGCGAGGCCGAATCGACTGCCAGTGGACGCCTAATTGGTCGGCCACTTGGTCGGCTGAGTAGTCGCCGAACTCCAAAACGTGCAATATTTTGGCGCGATAATTGGCGGCGGTTGACTTGATATTTTCAGCCGCTAAGATCGATGTGTCGACGTTAGCTGAACCCGGATTGTTCGGGTAAGAAAAAAGGTCTTCCATCAGAGCACCGCCAGGAAAGACCAGAACATAAAAGCGTGAAGAGTCACGAACGCAAACGCCGCGACAGCTAAACTTCCAAATACGACCCTACTACAGGTAGAAAACACCTTGTAGTTGGCATCATATATATTATGCGACAAAGACCTCATAAAATTATTCTCCTCTCTTCCATTGATTGAAATTTACTCGTTGTCACGATCCCAAATGCTTTGTTCTTGGAGATACAACATATCGTCATCTGCGTATTTTTTTAAGACCCCACCCGCTCCATGTAGTGTTAGGCGCGCATTGAAGATTCGGTTGACCGAAGATTGTTTGCGCCGCGCCAGATCAGAGAAGATTTCGGCCAACTCAAAAAACACATTTGCCGCATTTTGGACGTGATCGCGATGGGTCAAAGGTATCTCCAATCTTGCTTTTTCTCCGGCCAAATATCTCATCACTTTGTACTGATCCGCTTTACTTTTTAGCAAAAACCGATTCTTTGGTGCTCTCATCATGCCAGCCCTCCTGGTGGTCGGGTGCGGATGTCTGAAGCGCGTCGTCTTTCTGTTGTTCCAATCGCGCTACTTAACGCATTTGGCCTTATACTATCATTCGCCGTCAAACACGGCGTGTTAGGTTTTTGTCTGCCAAATATTCCGCTGTTGTATCTGTCTGTCCTTATCCTGTTATTCATCTGTTTCTCCTTTGTTACAAAATTGTTACAAAAACCAGTTAAAATAAAAACAACAAAAATTAGGCCTAATTTTTATCTACAATTATTAGGTACAATTTTTAGGTACAATTTTTGTCATCTAAAAACCGCCGTAGAATTTTCCCCACTGGCTCATAGTCGTCATTTTCTAAGCGATGCTTGTCTAGCATTAGAAAAGACTCAGCCAAGGCGCTGGACATGGTGGCGGTAAACGCATTTTCCAGACCCTGATCCATAAAGTCGGTTAAACCGATTGGGGTAAGGTACAGAACCTTTATACGGGCATCGAGATGCCACGGGGTTTCGTCGATGTACCCACCGGCCAATCCGTCAGAAATAATTTTAGATATAGCCCCGTGGGATTTATTTTGGGCCAGTTTCATGTACTGCGCGACCTCTTTCCGCGAGACGCCAACGGCATCATCTCCGGTTCTGGCGCATGAAGCTATTTTTTTTAACAGCCGATAGAACAGGGCTTGGTGTGTCCAACTGATTTGAAAAAAGCTGCCCGATTGTAGAGTGTTGGCACCCATGACCCGGAATCGTTGTAGGTAATTTTCGGCCAGCGCCTCACTGACTAGCCATTCTGCCTTGTTGCCGGTTGAGTGCATGAGGTCGGCAAATTCGGAGTGATTTTTGCGAAACTTTGTGATTTCTTGAATCGGTGCTGCATCCATTTCATTCTGCTTGTCGGTCAGATTTAAATTTGGTTTTTTCTTGTTCATTTTTTTACTCCCGCTGTTTTGATGATGTTGCGCACCTGCTGCGGGTGCCACTCTGGCTTCCCTGATGGTGTCTTGACGCCACGATCTTGCAAGCCCTGACACAGTTGTCGAAGGCTGGTCAGCCCTACCCGCTTCAACTGTTCGATCACCTCCATGGTTTCCTGGGCCTTCGCGTAGGCAATTGCCTTTTTCTTTGCGTTGCCAATCACCCCTGCCCGTCTCAGGACGTCCTCTGGGGCGCCCAGTTTTTGCCCACGGGCCTTCAGTGCCGCTAAGGCACGGCGTGTGCGCTCTGCCGTTTGTTTGCGCTCGTATTCGGCAACCAATGCCATCATGCCAATGGTCATTTCGTTGGCGTCGGGCATATCAGCCACCACGAAGTCGCAACGACTATCACGCATCGTAATCAAAAACCCTGCATTACGACTTAGTCGGTCCAACTTGGCGACAATCAACGTGGCGCCCGTTTGCTGACACTTCTCAATGGCACGGTTTAGTTCGGGCCGGTTGTTTTTGGTCCCGCTCTCCACTTCGATGAACTCTGCGGTCATCTTCCAATCACCGCCGTTGAGAAACCGCTTAACGATTTCCTGTTGTGCCTCTAGGCCCAGACCTGATTGGCCCTGGCGTGTAGTCGACACACGGTAGTACGCGACGTACTTGCCCGTGTGCTCCGATCCAGATTCGTATTTGTCGGTCACTTGCTCTCTCCTAAAGATTTTCAAAACCTTGAATGATGGCAGTGCCTTGCGCTTTGACTTCGTCGCTGATGTCATTGGCGTGCTCATACATCCAATCATCAAGCGAAACCTTGTCCCACTCAGGCTTGCTGTTACGCTCCATAAATTGACGGGCAACCAAATGCAGTGATTCCTCTGGGGGAGTCGCACAGTAATTCAAGCACCACCACAGAACATGGTATGGGGTCATGTTGTAGTGAACGACAGGGTCAACTTGGAAACGGGTGCATTCCGACACAAACGGGTCAGTAATAAACATGTCTCCATATTCAAAGCCATATTGGTCATCAGACTTATAAAAATCAGATGGTGCTGGTTTTTGCTCAGATATGTATGCCTTTACTTCATCAAAGGTGTCGCGCTGGACGCCGTCACCCTCGCTATACTCTGCCTGTCGAATGATATAAAACCGTTTGCCAGTGTCGACCTCACGCTGAGACGCATCAGGGTGGTCAAT